TCAACGATGTCGCGCATATTCTTTTCAGATTGGCGCGTTGAAGCCGAAACACTGTTAACTTTAGCATCAAATCTTTCGTTTGCACTAGATACAATGCCGCGTATTGTCTTCTCCCCTTGGCGAAGAGCCGCACGGGTTTCCCCATTAAGAGTTCTGGAGCGTTTATCCACAGCAGAAATAGCGGTTTCTAGAGATGCTGCATCAGATCGCGTATCCTGCCGGGTGTCCCGCACAATCTCCTGAACTTCGAGCACTCTGGTACGGATAGAAGCCATTTCCTTGGTCACTGTGCCCATTGTTTTGGTCATAACAGCCAGCTTCTTATCAAAACCTGATAGGTCAGGAGCTTTATACGACGCTATCTGCTCTTTCATGTCCATATAGTCCTTGTAGACCTCAAAAGCGCCGTACATGCCCCCTACGAACGTCGATAACGCCATTATTACGGCAACCATCTTGCCGCCTTTAAATTTTATACCGCCTACTTCAACTTCAGCCATCACCTTCTCCAGTCAAGTTCTACAAGAGCGTTGTGCGCCCCGTTTGACCTGCCAAACAATGTATAGTTCTGCATCCTGTCCACCAGAGAAGGCCCATCCGGTACTTTCGTTCCAGTAAA